ATAAAATTAGTGATACTATACTTAAAATAACTAACAAATTTAAAGGTAAAGCTGATGTTGATGGTATGACTAGAAGTTGGATGTTAGGACTTCATGCTAAATTAAAAAAAGCTGGGATTAAAACGTGATTAAGTTAAAAGACTTATTAACAGAAGCAAAGACTCCAATAACTGATAAAATATTTGATATAATTACACAATATTTTGATACTACCAAAATTAAACCGATAGATACATTTATTGAGAGGTTATACCAATTTGAACAATTTGGTGATAAAAAAAATTTAGATGATGCAAAAAAAGTTTATCCAAAAGTAAAATCTATGATACAAGCAGTCATTAAGAAAAAAGTAAAGAACCAAGAAATGGGTATGAAACAACTCCAAAATAAATTTGATGAGTTGGAGCGTAAACTAAAATGATTAAATTAAAAGAATTTTTAAACGAAGGAATACCAAATTATTTCAGAGGATACTTTGATAATGTAAATAGTAGTCTTGATAGATTAGAAAAGAATATTAAACAACTTGTAAAGGATTTAGGAAAAGATGGATTAAAAAAAGAATCTTTAGAAGTTGCTTCTCTTTATAAAAAACACATCATAGAGTTTAAGGTAAAACTTAAAGACTTTGAAAGAAAAAATCGTGATTAAACTAAAAGAATTATTAAATGAAACTAGTATATCTATGGGACAAGTTAAGTCTAACCCATATGCTAGTTCCTTTAAATCAGATAAACAGATAGAAGAAGATAGTCATAGAGAAGGTAAGATGGCTAAACACGATGCTATGGAGTGTGCTAGTGACTCAAAAGATGTTTCTGAGATGATTCAAGATGATACGGATTTACCTGAGTGGTTAGAAGCTAAAATAACAAAATCAGCTGATTACATGAATTCAGTAAAAGATTATTTAACTCATCACATGAGTGGTGAAGTAAAAGAAGATTTAGATACACCAGCAAAATATAGTAATCCTGAATCTAAACTACATATAGATGCTGATATTAAAAAAATGTCAAATTATTTAGGTAAGGCTTCACAGCAAGTAATAAAAATTATGATGGACGGTGTTAAGGGTGGTAGGTATGATGCCTTAGATATACAGAGAGGAATTGAGTATGGGCCTATGAATCGAACACATAAGGGAGAAAGACCTTTTATGAAAGAGTTGTGGTTAAAGGTAAGAAAAGGATTTAGAAGATATATGCCTAAGGGAAAGTTAAGAAAGTAATATTTATTAATATGAAAGACGAAATTAAATTTAACGGAAAGAAATACAAACGAGTTGATGAAAGTATCAACAAACGAATAACGGTAAAAGAAGTTCGTTCTTGGTTAAAAAAACTAGAAGAGTTCCGTTATAGAAAGATACCAGGTGTTGATGCTAGAAGAGTTGCTTCATTTATCAACAATGGTTTAAGTGAAACAGATTTACCAAATTCTCTACAGAAGAAATGGGAACATGCCAAATATGGTAGAGAAAAACATTTAGCAGACAAGTACATTAAAGAAAAAATTACAAACAAGTTAGCTCAGAATGAGGGAGTTGGAATGAAAAATATTAAGTTGATGGGTTTAATCGAAGACATAGGAATTATGGCTGATGAAAGACCAAAAGTAAATAAATACGAAGTAATAGAAGCAGTAAAATCATATGCTAGAGTTGGAAAACAAATCCAAGTCAATAATAACATTATGGAATCTGCTAAACAACTTGCTCAAATGGCTGAAGCTGCTCAAAATCATATTTTAAGTGAAACCGATGATTGGTTTGACGGTGTTAGTGTAAAGAGAAACATGAAAGAACTCAAGGGATTGACAGGACAGTTTAAGAAAACTGCTGTCGAGGCAAATGCCACAAATCAAAGACTTTCCGCTCTTTACGAAGACATGGGTAATATTTTAAATCGTTATTATGATATTGACGAGGCTTTAGATCCTGTTGGAAAAGAAGATGACGATGTTGATAATGATGGAGATACTGATGATAGTGATAGATATCTAAAGAAACGTAGAGATGCTGTTACTAAAGCTGTAAAGAATGGAGATAAGTAATACATTTATTTATGTCTCATTAATACTATGGCAAATCGGTTTTATTATAGGAATACTATTAAGGTTATTTTACAAAGATGATAAAAAGAAAGAAACAAAAGAGGTTTTTACGAATAGGTCAACACCAAAAGTTGTTGAGGTCGAGTTACCAAAACAAAAAAAAGTTGAACACATCGAAGTCGAAATCAAAAAAAATATAATGCTACAGAAACCAGAAAAATCATCTATTAAATCAGATGAGGTAATAAAGGGTAAAGTAGTAACACAGAAAGAAAAACTTAAACAACTTAGAAGAGGTTAGATATGGCAAAAGGTTTAGATTGTGGTACATCATTCTATATTGCTGCTACAGAAGATACAATTAAGAAACAAAGAAATGCATTCTTAACTGTCGATGGGGAGGTGAACCAAGTCAAGAGAATGCTGAAACGACAAGGAATTCCCTTTGTCGAAAAAGCTGGTAAAGTACATATAGTTGGACAACACGCTTTTAATTACGCTCAAATATTTTCTACCGCAGAACTTAAACGACCTATGAAAAGTGGATTGTTAAATCCTCATGAAAAGGATTCTTTACCAGTTTTAAATGCTATCATTGGTGAGTTATTGGGTGAGGCTACAGATAAAGAAACTTGTGTATATTGTATTCCATCAAAACCTATTGATGTTCAACGAGAAACAAGTTATCATGAAGATGTACTAAAAACAATCATTGAACAATATGGATATACTGTAAAGGTAATAGAAGAAGCAGTTGCTATTGGATACGAAGGGTTAGTTGATACACAATTAACCGGTGTAGCGATATCTATGGGTGCTGGTATGTGTAACATAGCAGTTATGTATCAAGGAATGACTGCCCTATCCTTTAGTGTCAGTCGTGGTGGAGATTGGGTTGATGAAAACGTATCTATGGATACCGGTGTTTCAAAGGCAAAGGTAACTAACATTAAAGAAACCTCAACTACACTTGACTTATCTTCGGCTACTTATCAAAATATTTATGAAGAAGAAACGGATGAGGCTAATGTTCTTATTGCTATCCGTTCTTATTATGGTGCTTTAATTAATTATCTTTTAACTAACTTAAAGGTTCAGTTTGAAGGTGTCGAAAATGTTCCTAACTTTCCAGAAGCAGTTCCTATAGTAATAGGTGGTGGTACGGCATTAGTAAAGGGATTTTTAGATGTCTTTAATGAACAATTTGACCAAGATACATTTCCAATACCAATATCAGAAATTATATTGATAGAAGATGCTCATACAGCAGTATCTCGTGGATGTTTATCTGAAGCTCAACTAATAGAAGAAGATGATGAAGAATAATAACAACAAAGGTTCTAATATGTTTAAAAAACAACACAAATCAAAAAATAAAAACTCTACATTACTTTATGTAGATGCTTCAAACATGAGTTCTGAAAGAGCAATATCAGAATTTAAAAGAAAAGTAAAAAACTCTAATATGTTAAAAGAACTCAGAGAAAGAGAATTTTACCAAAAACCATCTGCTGCTAGACGAGAAAGAAAAAAACAAAGAATGATAAAGATTCGTTCTTTACGTTTAGACGATTAGTTTTAATTTTTTTTTATATACTTATATGTAACCTCAATACTCTGTGGTCTTACAGAGTCTAAAAAACTAATCCTAATTAAAGTTTTAGAATAACTTTATTCCAATACAAATAGTATGGGAGACATAATATGTCTGATTTATTAAAAGAAGCTATCGCTGATGCTAAAGCTGTTCGTGAAACTGCTTTGCAAAATGCAAAAATGGCTCTTGAAGAAGCGTTTACTCCACATCTAAAATCAATGCTATCAGCTAAGTTAGCTGAAGAAGAAGATGACGAAGATGAAAATCCTTTTGCTGAGAAAGAAGAGGATGACGAGGAAACTGCTGAAGGTATGCACGATTCACCAAGACGCGAAGACGATGACGAAGAACTCGAAGTCGATGAAATGGAACATGAAGACGATGAAGAAGAAGTAGATGAATCTACAATCATTGAAATCGATGGTGTGAAGTATGCCCCTATTGTAACTGAAGATGAGCACGAAGACGAAGAAGATGAGTCTGAAGAGCTTGATTTAGAATCAGTAATCAAAGAGCTAGAAGAAGAGTTAAATGAAACCGAATCCGATGACGATGACGAAGAAAAAACTGTCGATGAAGAAGTCGTAACTGAAGATGAAGATGAAGATGACGATAAAGACGAAGTTGATGAACAATCTACCTCATCTGGTATCGGTTCAGGAACTGCTGTGAAGCAACCTTCCGCCGGTGACGAAGATGATCCAGGTAAAGGTAAAGTTCATGAGCAAGTTAATGTGCTTCAGAGTGAGCTTAAAGAGTATAAAGAAGCTGTTGGGTTTTTACGTGACAAGCTTCATGAAGTTAACATCCTTAATGCAAAATTACTTTATACAAATAAACTTTTTAAAGAGTTTGTACTAAGTAACGACCAAAAACTTAAAATTGTAGAGACATTTGACAGAGCTCAAACTGCTCGTGAAATTAAGTTGGTATATTCTACTCTTGCTGAGTCTTATACAGGCAACGGTAAAGAGAAGAAAGAAGTTGTTAGGGAATTTTCTAGTAAGAAATCTGGTGGAACTGCACCAAAGACTAAAATCATTAGTGAAGAAGTCGAAGTTGCAGATCGTTTCAGAAAGCTTGCTGGAATAATTAAATCATAAACCGCTTTAATTTGGAGAAAATAAAATGAGCGATTATATAAACGAAGGACTTCTGAATTCCGCTTCCCCTGTAAAGAAGCAGAAAGACGAAGCCGCTAAGCTCGTTACTAAGTGGGAACAATCTGGACTTTTAGAAGGAATGGATAATGAATGGCAACGTTCTGGTATGGCTACATTGTTAGAAAACCAAGCGCGTCAGTTAATATCTGAGAACTCTAAAACTTCACCTAGCGCCGGTGGTGGTGCTGGAGATGAAGAATGGTCAGGAGTTGCTTTACCATTAGTAAGACGAGTATTTGGTAATATCGTAGCACAGGAACTTGTTTCTGTTCAGCCTATGAACTTACCTTCCGGACTAGTATTCTATCTTGATTTCAAGTATGGAACTGCTGCTGGTAAATTTGGTGTCGGTGATTCAATTCACGGCAAAACAGGTCCTAACTCACCATCTGGTTCAGTTGCTCCTTTCGGAAAAGACGGACTTTACGGTGTTGGAAAGTATGGATACTCTATTAGTCAATCCTCAGTAGACGTAGCTATAACATCAGCTCCTGTCGCTACTTTTAAGGATATTGATTTCAATAGTGAAGATTCTGCTTCAATAACTGCTGGACTTTTTAAAATAAGTCTTGCTAAAACTAATTTTCCTGACGCTGATTTAACAGCTGTTAGGTCATGGCAATTTGCTGAAGCTGGAGTAACTAATGTTCTTAATCAGTATACTAAAGTAAGTGGTGCTAATGTTGACATAATTGTCGATGCTGCTGCGGCTTTAAATGCTACTGGTTCATATACAGTTAACTATGTTAAACAACCTTCTGCTGCTACTCGTGGTGATTTTGAAGATAGAATCGGTAATGCTAATGTAGATCAGTTGAGTATACCTGAAGTTAACTTGGAAATGAGATCATTACCAATTGTTGCTAAGACTCGTAAGTTGAAAGCTGTATGGTCACCTGAGCTTGCTCAAGACCTTAACGCTTATCATTCTGTAGATGCTGAAGCT